TGGGAGGACACGGTAATAGCCGAGTTCTCCCCGGATGACATCGCGTGGTGCGTTATGAACCCACGTAGCGACCTCCGATCCAACTCGTTCGGCTACTCGTTCATCGAGCAGCTCACGAACTTGATCACTTCGTGGTTGTACGGGTTCGAGTACAACACGCGGTTTTTCACGCAAGGCAGCGCGATCAAAGGCATCCTGAACGTCAAGGGCGCGATTCCCGACCGCCAGCTGAAGGCGTTCCGTCGGATGTGGTACTCGATGGTGACCGGGGTGCAGAACAGCTGGCGCACGCCCATCCTGAACTCTGACGATCTGCAGTGGATTCCCATGCACTCGACAAACAGAGAGATGGAATATTCGGCGTGGATGGATTGGCTGACCAAACTCACCTGTGCCGTCTTCGGCATCGATCCGGTCGAGATCAACTTTCAGTTCGGCAACACAGGGCAGACGTCAAGCCTGAACACATCGGACAACGAGAAAGCGCTCACCGAGTCCAAGGACAAGGGCTTGCGCCCGCTCATGGAGCATCTCTCGGACTGCATCAACAGTCACATCATCTGGGAAATAAACCCCGATTTTGAGTTCGTGTTCGCGGGGCTCGACGCCAAGAGCGAGCAGAGCGAGCGCGACGGGCTCATCGCAGAGGTGGGTAAGTTCATGCTGGTGGATGAAGTCCGCGCAGTGCTGGACAAGGAGCCGCTACCCAACGGGCTCGGTCAGGTGATCCTTGATCCGACGTGGCTGCAGTTCGCGCAGGGCAAGGAAGAGGGCGGAGACGAAGAGGGCGAGGGCGAGGATGGACCGCTAGGCGGGGACGGGCCCATGGGGGAGCTGGAGGGCGACGAGGACGATCAGTTCGGGGATGAGGATGATTCCGAGGATGAGGACTACTCGGATGACGAAGATCAGGACCAAGACGCCCCCGAAGAGGACGATCCATTCGCCAAAGCCCTCTCTTCTGTGCACTACTACCAGAATCTACTCCGCAAGGCGGAGGTCAAGCGACAGGTGATCGGCGACCGACAGGTCATCGAAATCGACATCGGAGGCTAGCGTGTCACTGCGTATCTCGGCGACCTTGGGACTTGAGGTCGGATTCAACAACCAGCTCGATGACCTGGCGTTCGATGGGGCGATCGACGAGCTGGTCGACACCATGGACAACATCTCGTCTGGGACTGGGGAGCTTGCTGCAGCCGCAAGCCTCGCGCTCAGCATGGGGTCCGTCACTGCAGGGCGCATGCTCTGGGTAGAGGCGGACGGCGAGCTGGATGTGACCTTTGGAGGCGCGGCGGCGACAGCTGCCGAAGTCGACGCGGTGGGGGCCAGCTATCCGCTCTCGCCGGCCGGGGGTGAGACCTTGACCTTCGACCTGGACGGGAACTCCATCTCGGTGACCTTCTTGGCAGGCGATACGACGGTCACCGCCGTAGTGAATCGGATCAACTCCGCCATCGCTCTGGCCGGCTACGCCACACCTGTGGCTTCTGACAACGCCGGACAGGTCAGGCTCACGAGCCGCACGCTGGGCACCCTCAGCCTGCTGGAGACCTTCGCAGGTACGTTTCTGGCCACGCTGGGGCTCTCAGGCGCCTCTGACACGCAGGGACTGGGGCCGGCGGGGGCTGCGGCTCCTGTGGGTCTTGCGCGCCTTGCAGACCCCGCAGGGACGACGGTGGGCACCCTCAAGAGCTACCTGCTCGCTACGGCGAATTTCACCACGGTTTCCATCACCAACCCCTCGGCCACGACCGCCCTCCGCTACAAGTACGCGATCGTCGGAGACCTGACGCCGACGGTCGCCTGCTAGAGCATGCGTAAGCCCCGCCAGAGGGGGCGCACGCACATTCGCGTGGAGGCCCCGGCAGACCTAGACCCCATGATCATCGCGCAAGCGGTCGTGGGGCCGCATCTGCTGTTGAAGGCGCAGCCGACGGGGAAGCGCCGAAAAGCCCCGTTCAACAACAGATGGAAGGCCCTAAGCGAGCTGTACCTCCACGCGGTCTCTGAGTATGAATCGCTGACCAAGCGCATGCTCGACCACATCAGGAAGTACGTCGAGGATGAGACTGACCTCATCAAAGCAGATCGCCCGCCTCGGTCTGTGTTCACCCCTGAGCAGGTCAAGGAGATTGCCAACATCATCCGAGATCACCACACGGCTTTCATCGCCAGCATGGCGCCGGATACAGTGACGGAGGGGCAGATCCAGAACTTGATCGACCGTGGGATCCTCCCCCCGAAGGCGATGGATCTGATCAAAGACTCGTACCTATACGGGCACTTCGTCTCGACCATCCGAGCGATGGAGGACCGAGATGAGCTGAAGAAGCTCGATTATGCGTCGTTCCAGAAGCGGCTGATCAAGCGGCCGATCCCGCTGACCCAGCACGAGCACGCCGCGATCGACTGGGCGCAGCACTCCGCCGCCATCCACGTCACGGGGCTAGGCAACAAGATCGCGGATGACTTCTCCACGATCGCAATCGAGGCCGATCGCGCCCTTCGAAAGGAGTACGAGAAGACCATCAACTCCTCGGTCTCTGAGGGGATCGCGAGGCGCAAGACGTGGCGCAAGATCTCCAGTGATCTTGGGCACGCCACGGGAGACTGGTCGAGGGATCTCGGGCGTATCGCCGCCACCGAGACGCAGCGCGCGATGCAAGAGGGATTCGCGCAGGGGCTGCGCAAGCGTGAGGGAGGGGACGACGACGCGATCATGGTCGCGAAGATCCCGAACTCGGACGCGTGCAAGCACTGCAACCGACTGCATCTGACGAATGGGCAGGGCTCAGAGCCGCGAGTTTTCAGGCTCTCGGACCTGGAGGACAACGGCTCGAACGTCGGTAAGAAGGTCGCAGAGTGGCAAGCGGTGGTCGGGGTAGTTCATCCTTGGTGCGCGTGCGAGCTGGTCCACATCCCGCCAGGTTGGGGGTTCGAGCAGAAGCCGCCAGAGGATGAAGGCTGGATCAAGATCCCGGGCAGTGATCAGACTGGATCGGCTCCTCGCTATTCAAGACATGTCAGCAACCCCTCCAGAGCCGCGAACGCACCAGAGGAGATCGAGCAGTTCTGGGCTCCATCGCTAGCGCCTGACTCCCTCCGGTTGTCGGAGTGGGCGTTCGATCGAGACCTCCGTAAGGCGTGCTCTCCTGACGGGGTGCTGACCTACGGAGACAGCGTGCCTCAGCAGGGGGTGAGCATCCGAATAGGGGACCCAGAGATGTTGGCGGCTGCGAGAGCGGTGGTCATTTCTACACCACCACAGGTCTTCGACAAGCTGGCGGGGGTGACGCTCATCACCACAGACACCAAGCGGGAAGGCACCGCCCTAGATGACCACGATCTAGCCTACTGGACCGGCAATGAGATCCGCCTCAGCCAGACGCTGCCGGCGGCTAAGGTCGCCAAGGTGCTCAGGCACGAGATCGGACACTCGCTGAACGTGTGGCTGATGCACAAGCTCGGGGGCAACGCCCAGGTGCGGGAGTGGCACGAGCAGCTCGACGCGATCTCGAAGCGCGAGGGCTACGTCAGCGAGTACGCCACGAAGCTCCCGATCGAGAACGCGGCAGAGGTGACCCGTGTGTACCTCTACCAACGCGAGCGGCTCATGCTCGACTACCCAAAGCAGTTCACTTTTGTGCATCGATTCTACCGCCCGCTGTTCCGTGGGGCGGGGACGGCAGAGCTGGATAACACCGAGTACGCTGAGCGCATGCAGGAGATGAGTGATGTTGACTAAGCTCCAAGTGCGAGTCCGCCCGCTGCGTAAGGGTGGGCCCTACATCGGACCGAAGGGCGGGAAGTACGCCGACCCGCAGCACAAGATCCCGTGGTCTGAGGACGCGGATGAGAAGACGCCCAAGCCTTCGTTTGAGCAAATGAAGGCGCTCGTTGACGCGCACGGGGCGCCAAAGAGCGTCTCTAAGATCGCCCAGCACATCAACCTGGCGACAGCCGGGCACGTGGATATGAGCAGGGTCCGTCAGGAAGTGGCCGCCGGTGGGGAGCATTACTTCAAAGTCAAGATCCCCCTTTCCAAGCTGAACTCTGGTACCCACGGGAAGGTCACGCCTTCTGGAAAAGAAGACCTGTCTAAGCCGATCGTTGTTGGCGCTGGGGGCGCGGTGCTGGACGGGCGCCATCGCGTTGAACTTGCGCGGGCTCAGGGCCTGACGGAACTCGTTGCGTTCGTCCCCGCGCCGATGCTGATCTCCAAAGCCCTGTCGTTCGATCTGCGTAAGGCGCGCAAGCTTCACAAGCGCTACGCGTTCGCGGGGATGCAGATCTCTGTCGAGAACGCCAAAGGCACCACGCGCCGCTGGTACGACCCGCACGGCAAGGAGACGGGTTCTACTCGGATGGCCTACGACTACGGTTACATCCGCCGTACCGAGGGCACAGATGGCGACCATGTGGACGTCTACGTGGGCCCGAACAAGGAGAGCGAGAAGGTCTACATCGTCAACCAGATGAAAAAGCCTGGCTTTACTGCGTTCGACGAACAGAAGGTGATGCTTGGATTCAACACGGCGCAGGAGGCGAAGACCGCCTATCTGGCGCATTACAACTCACCTCGATTCTTTGGTTCGATGCTGTCGGTAGGGCTCGACTGGTTCAAGCGCAAGGTGCTCGACAAGGAGAACCACGGAGAAGCCATCGCCAAGTCGCTATCACTCGACCTGCGTAAGGCCGACCGCCCTCCCAAGGGGTGGGTGAGCGTCGGCAAAAAGGGCGGCTACAAGTCGCCCGGTAAGGATGCGTCTGGGAAGCACGCTTATTGGTACCCCGGTCAGCCTCATCCACAGTCGGTCAAGCCGAAGAAGACCAAGCCGAAGAAGAAGCCTAAGCCGAGTCCTACTCGCGACACCCCGACAGGGGCCAAGCCGGGAGAGCACCTCCCGGTGTTCCTGCACAGCCGCGCCACGCCAGGGACGGCTGTGCACAAGATGGAGTCTGGACACTTCAAGTGGATGAAGTCGCGCCGGTTCACCACGAGCGAAGACGACCACCAGATGAGGCGCACCTCCTTGATCCCTGCGGTGGACGAGGCGACGAAGCTGGAGCTGATGAGTGACTTTCGGCCGTTAATCCAGAGTGAGGCGAAGCGTGCTCGGCGACTTTTCGGGCTCAAGGATCGCTATGCGCTCGGGGAGGACGGCTCCGCCTTGAACGAGACGCACGTGGAGATGAGCCGCTCTGCCATGGAGGGGATTCTCAAGGCGATCGACTCCTACAAGGGGGATGTGGCGTTCGCCTTCCATGCGAAGATCTGGGCTCGGAACCAGTGCTCGGCTCTTGCAGCTACGCAGTTCCGAGCGGTACAGCTACCAGAGAGGCACGCTAAGAACCTGGGTCGCTACATGGCCGCCCGCGCTCGCGCTTCTCGGGAGCTGGGCACGCTGAGCCCTAGCCCGCGGGATGTGGTTCCGTACTTCGACCTTCGGAAGAAGCATATCCACGCAGATCTGCCTGCGTTCGGGCAGCAAGAGGAGAGCGTCAGAAACGCACAGGTGCCCGACTTCGAAAAGTACAAACTCGGACTCGGCCGCAAGGGGACGGCCGCTTACGTGCAGCGCAAGACGAAGGATGGGAAGACCGAAAGGGTCGCGCTGCAGGCGATGCGCGACGTGGTAGAGCAGCCCAGCAAGCTGGAGTGGGCAGAGATGTACCACGGGTTTTTGGAGGGGCAGAAGAGCGTCGAGACCATCGACGAGGAGGCAATCCTTCCTGGTGCGGGCGGGCACGGGATCGGGTGGGGATTCAGCCCCGAGGATCAGGTCATCATCCGCAATCAGGTCAAGCAGGCAACAGACATGATCTCCGCGTTGGGTTCGGACAAGATCGAGCACCAGCTCGCCGGCACCAAGAAGCCGGCGGCATTCCGCGTGGACGATCTGGGGCATCTGGTGACGCAGCATCTCGCGCACGGGGACAGTGTCAACGACCTCGCCAATGACGTCCCGATCTACAAGGTCCGCCCAGACGGGACAGAGACGCAGGTCGGCGCGCGCAACGCGAACGAGCTGATGAGGGTCTTTCTAGACCGAGGGCTCGGGAAGCTGAAGGAGAACGCGCAGGGGCGAGCGAAGACGCTCATTGACCGCGCTTCCGAGCTGGCGAATCCGACCGTGCACGTCCCGAGCGGGCCCTCTTACCACGAGATCCTCAGGGAAGAGGCCGCCAACATCTCGGATGTGGCTGTGAGCAAGTGGAAGCTGCGGATGACGAGGAAGTACCCAGCACAGGTGGCCACAGTCAACCGGATGACCAACGACGAAGCCAAGATCGAGCTGGCTAAGAAGTCGCGCCGCGCTCTTCGTGTGTCGGCCGAGATGAAGAAGGCGATGTTCAAAACGCGGGAAGTGGAGCGGATCGGGAAGCACGAGGGCGTCATGTACATGAGGGACGACAGCGGCATCCCGAAGGCGGTGCGCGTGCAGCTGACCTACGCTCGCCACTTCTCGCTATACAAGAGCTTCGGAGAACTCACCGATCGGATGCTGTGGGAGGTTGACAACCATCCCATGCTGATGGACTTGCTACTGGGGGACGATCACGTACCCTCGACCAATCGAATGCTGACGCAGAGGATGGCGGGCTTCTATGACTGAGAAGATGAAAGTTGGCCGTCGCGGAGGCGCCCTCGGGAATCTCGCGCACGCGTTCACGATTCAGCAGGCCCCCGGCGGGGGCCTGCTGGTGACAGATGTGCAGTCTCTGACCGACGTCGAGCACACGATGATCCTCGGGCACTTCGGGCGCCCCCTCAGGGCGATCCTGGGTGTAGGAGGCGAGCAGCACTATCGTACGCTCCAGCCGGGGACCGAACTTCACTACTACGAGGCGGCAGGCACGCTCCCGTGGCCTTTCGCTCTGATGTCTGGAGCCGCGTGATGACTCTCCATCCTGTGATCCTACTCTCCCGCGCCGGGATGGTCGGCGACCCCCTCGTCAAGGCCAGCTTGTCCCACAAGTATTGGAAGCGAGAGCCGTACTTCGTGGGGGGCAAGCTGCGTTATCGGTACTACTACAACACCCCTGAGGACCGGGAGAAGTACCGACGTCAGCACGACCCTCACGACGACCACGATCATCACATCCGTGGTGACGAGACGATGCACCACGAGAACCTGCCTCCGCAGCTTCTCGCGACGTCGGCGTTGAACGGTGAAAAGCTGGAGAGCTTGCTCTCCGACATGGCGCCAAGAGGAACCCAGCTGAAGGTGCAGATCTCGGCTGCGTTCGAGCGGAGGCACAAGCAGGGATTCGTGGAAGCGGAAGAGCAGGGTCGTACGCCAGAGAGGAATCCGATCCAGCGCATCACCAAAGCGCTCGACATGGTCAACGACGAGGTGCGCAAGCTCGTCTCTGTGAGAAACATCAAGATCACGACTCGGGATGACCGAGGGGTCAAGAAGAAGTTCGAGCAGGGAGACCCGCCACGCCCTGTTCCGGCCGCCTACTCGGACCGAAACGGCACCATGGTCTTTTGCGCGGACGGAGAGGGGCACGGAGGGGGCTCTGGCTTCAATGTCCACCCGTCGGGCTATCCAAGATTCGGAAGCCCTCTGACGCAGTCTGAGGAGACCGTGTGGCGCGAGGTAGGGCGCCAGCTCCGCTATGGGCTCGCGAGCAAGCGCAAGGAAGCGTGGGACGAGTGGAAGGCGATCGCTGGAGATCGAGGCAGCGGGGACCGTCTCCTGTCGTCCTTCGCGAGACAGAACGACGAGCACGATTTCCAAGAGTCGTTCGCGTGCATGATGTCTCATCCCAAGCAGATGGCGGGGCAGTGTCCCGAGCGATATGCGTTCTTCGTCAAGCACGGGCTCGTCACGGCCCCAGACGCCGAGGAGATCAAGACCAAGGCGCCTGGCAATCTGGCGTGGTGGGACAACGCCAAGGAGAGCCCCGCTCGGCAGCTGTATCACGACCAAAAGCAGGACAAGGGGCAGCCGATGGGCGTCCCCTACATCTCCACGAAGGATGAGTTCTTTCAGGTCAGCATGGGCGGCAGGACGGTCTACTTTCGCACAGGCCCAAGCGGACCGCAGGATGAAGCGCATTGGGAGTCTATGCCCGATGTTCTCGACCCAGAGACAGGGTTCCCTGTGTACGACAAGAAGGTGGCCGCCGCCTTCCGTGCGAAGGGGAAGATCAAAGAGATCTATGACGAGCACGGGACGCGCATGGATGAGGAGGTGGCCTTCTTGTACCTCAACCAGGAGGACAACCAGATCAAGGGGTTCAATCCGAAAACGCATCGCCTCGGATATATGATGTACATCGGGCTTGGGGAGAGCGTAGGGAACCCAGAGAAGGAGCGCGCAGCCGTCAAGAAGATGATCAAGCAAGGCCAGGACCCGGCCAAGAAGCGCGACCGCTGGGTCAAGGCTCCGCACAAGATGAGCGCGGACGAGTTCCACGCCAAGACGCCGAGCTTCGCCTTCGGGAAGCTGCAGCAAGCAACCGCCCAGCCTTTCAAGGCCCTAGATGGGGGGAAGCCGATTCTTCACGTCAACCCGATGACGGGCAAGGAAGAGGTCAAGCTCGCCGCTCGCGTGTACGAGTCGGTCAACCCCGATGGGAGTATCACGCAGCTGCGCGTGAAGGAGTCGCAGACGTTCCAGTACGGCGACGAGTTGCACCTGCCCGTCACTGACTACATCAAGGACGAGGAGACGGGAGAGGTGTTCGAGCGCACCACGGAGAAGCTCATCACTCTCGACCCGAGGGAGCACCCCAATATCACCGCGGTCGGACTGTCCAAGCAGTTCAAGGTGCCGGTGGTCGACATGCTCACGCGCAACAACGCGCTTCGCCAGTACCAGCTGATCGACCCCATCATGGCGACGCTCATCAACCCCGCTGGCGTCCAGATCAAGGATCGAGCGACGATGGTTAGCCTGTTGATGTCGGCGGCAGAAGTTCAGCCAGAAAAGTGGTGCACCGTCCAGATCGGGAGTGATCCTGCCAGCCACACCCACGTGCGGCTGAAGTTCGATGGAGCCGGGGCTCCGTTGCTCGTGGGTGAGTATTGGGAGCGCAAGCTCGGGAAGCCGAACCCCCGCCTGAGCGACCTCGTCAAGGGGAGTCGCCTGAACGTCGAGAAGGCCAAGGTTCGCAAGCCGCGCATGCGCAAGACCAAGGTGGGCCATCCCGTGCGCGTCAATGTCGAAGGACACTGGGTGTTTGCCGATCTTGTCGAGAAGGATACGAGCGGAGGCAAGCGGCGCTATTCGGTCATGGTACATCCCGGTCAAGGGGTTGAGCCTCCATACGATCGAGAGGTAAGGCAGGTCAAGCGCGTCCCCACCGACGTGGATCCGGAGCGTCCTGGTATTCGGATGCGGGAGTTCAAGCCGCTACAGTCGGATGTGCTGCTTTACACCGACGAGGTCCGAGTGAACTCGAAGGGAGACTACATCCACGGATCGGGCAAGCTCAAAGTGATGCTCCCGGCAGATGGGAGTTGGAACTTCGAATCGATGATCCGCATCCCGGGGGTGCACACGAACGAGGAGGGGGATCTACTCGTTGATCCATCCGAGATCGAGCAGTTCCGTGAAGCTGTCGGCGGCTTCGTCGTGGATGATCTCTCACAAGCGAAGCTCTCCAAAATCAGCCAGGCGTCGAAGGCGCGATCGGATGCAGGTCGGGCAGGCAAGACTCCGATGACTTCGATCGTGGACCCGACCAACGGGAACACGATCAATACCCAAAAGCTGCTCAAGGGTTGCAAGAGTCGTATCGGGAGCCGGGATTTCAAGCTCGGTTCGCACCAAGCAGAGCTGCTCAAAGCCATGGCCGACAACGACGGGCGCATCATCGCCGCTCACTACATGGGAACAGGAAAGACGGTTTCCGCCATCTGCGCCGTGAAGATGATGCAGAATCTGGAGACCGAGGACGGAAAGCCCCACCCCAACCGCCCCAAGCGGGTTTGTATCGTCGTCCCGAAGAACACCGCTCAGCAGTGGGTGGATGCTGTCGACCTCTTCACAGAGGGCACCGCCACCCTGATTGGCGCCGGTGGCGTCGGAGGTCTTGCTGGGGCTCTCCAGATGCCCAGCATGCCGAATGGGTTCGAGTTGTGGTCCGACGCCAAGAAAGAGGCATACCGGCAGACGAAGCTCAAAGACAACCATTGGCGCCCAGAGGACGACGACACAGACATCGTGATCGTTAGCCAAGAGTATTTCACCACCCACGCTGACGAGCTGAAGCGTACCGGAAACTTCGACGGTATCATCGTAGATGAGGCCCACGGCATCCAGCGGGACAATGAGCGGAACAAGAAGGTCGAGGCGTGGAACCCTGACATGAAAATGATGATGCTGCTGACCGGAACGCCTGTTACCAACAAGCTCAACACGCTTACCAACTACGCGCGTCTCATCAGCAACGGGGAGGTAGACTTCGGCAGCGAAGAGCAGTTCGAGAATGAGCACCTCGTAGAGTCTGCTGTTATGAAGGCCAACGGGGCTGAGAAGGCCGCCAAAATGGACCTCAACCCGCAGCGGATGGGGATCCTACAGAAGAAGATGAAGCCGTACATGCACGTCGCGACCACAGCTGACGTGAAGGGAAAGACCATGCCTGCGGTCTCCCTCGACGAGAACAACCCTGCGGCTATGACCAACATCCAGGCCACTCTCTATCGGGGCTATATGGGCCGCCTTCGCCCGGAAGACCGCCGCCTCTTGGAGGTAGCTGCCACGCTCGGGGAGGATGAGGCCGACCTCCTCAGCCCTGACGCCAAGCGCAAGGTCAGGGTCGCACGCAACATCACCAACTCCCCCGGCTACAAGCCGCCGGACGGGCGGGAGTTCGTCACCATCGAGGAAGAGGACCCAGACCGACCTGACAAGATGAAAAAGGTTGTCTTCCGTATGCCTGACTGGAACACCCTGTCGCGCACGTTCAAGGGGAAGTGGCCGTCGCTTACTGATGTTCCCAAGAAGATGACCGAGCAGGAGTTCATCGCTTTCACCGTTTACGCAACTGCTGCGGTAGGGAAGGACTACACGCTGCTCTCTGGTCGGAAGATCAGCGAGACGGTCAGCGCAGACAACTTCGATTCGATCAAGAGAGGGGCTGTCATGGGGGACCAGTCCATCAAGTTCGGCGGGCGTGTTCCGAACCCGGAGTATGGACCGGAGGGGGCTATCGCGAGGGGGCGGGTTGGTGCGGGAGGAGAGATCAAGCCGATCGAGTACCACGTGCGCAACGCGGACGGTTCGATCAAGGAAACCATCACGGTGCCGACAGGGCTCCGCTTCATGCGAGATCCAGGGCAGAAGTCGGCGGGTCTCTACTACATCGCAGGGGTCCCTAAGGGGCACGCTGCCCGCGGTACTTTCGGTGAGGGCGACTGGGATTTCGAGAAGGATGTCTACGACAAGGATCTAGGCTACGGCAAAGATGATGACGGGGACAAGATCGAGGGGAGCGTCCGCTCAGCAGACCGAGGACAGCGTCCGCGAGAGGGGATGAACCAGTACAGCGTCCAGAGGCATCCGGAGCGCCGCCGTGAGCGCCTCATGTTCGATCTCGTTATGACGGACGGGAACGCCAAGGCTGACGCTTTGGAGAGCTACATCGGCGAGAAGACCGATCCCTCTCTCGGGGGGAACCCAGACGGTCAGATGATTCTATTCGGCAAAGCGATCGGCTCGTCTTGCCGGACGATGGAATCGAAGCTCCGCCTGATGGGGTACAAGGACGTCAACGAAGTTCTGAACGACACTCTGGCAGGAGATGATCCGGTCCCGTCCAACGGGAAGTATTTCGTCACCTACATGGGCGACAACGCCACGCTCGGCGACCGAGACGTGAACTCGGAGATCTTCCGCAAGCGCAAGGGGCCCGACGGGCGCGACCTCAAGATGTCCATGTTCGTGCACCGTGCCCTCCACGGTAGCGACCAGGACCCGCCGAAGGTCGGCGAAGTGCTGGAGGGGTGGAGCCGCGGCAGTCGAGACACGATCGCTAAGAACTTCGCTGGTGTGGAGATGCCGCTGCGAGTCACCGCCGTAGATGTGAACGGGACCACTGAGTACCGATACGCCTACGAGTCGGAGATGAACGCGAAGGATACCAAGGCATTCAAGGCGCTCGAAGAGAAGCGCGCCCACGCTAAGGGGGCAGACAAGGACCGCCTTCAGGGGGAGATGAACAAGATCCTCGGGAAATACTGGTCCGACCGAAAGCCTCTCACGGAGAGGCAGATGGGAGTCTTCAACAACTGTCAGGTGATGATGGCGTCTGACGCGGCGCAGGTGGGGCTCAACTGGGGCAACGCCACTGACCTCGTCATGTACGACTCGCTGTTCTCGCCGATGAACGAGGCCCAGCGAATCACACGCGCCGCCCGCATGCTTGACCCCGCTGTGGCAGACAAGCTCAAGCCCGCTTTCGACAAGCTCGCCGCGATCGTCGAGGACCGAGGGAAAGAGGATGAGTTCGCTGCCTACGACGGCAACGCCGCTGGCGCCATGGCGATCGTGGGCGACATCCTCAAGGATCACCCAGATATCCATCAGGAGCTGCTGGCCAGCGGAGCGAACCCCACAGCAATCGCGGAGACCTTTCTAGCGCAGCGCTCTCTGGATCGGATCAATGCTCTGCGAGGCCCCATCGAGCAGGAGCTACGCGCCAACGGGCGCATAGTGGTCGAGGGGTCTGTGGATGAGAACGGGAAGAAGCCGTATGTCAAGCCAGAGGAGATCACCTCTGGCGACGTGATGAACGAAATCGTCCAGAGTCATCTCAAGCCGTTCGAAAAGCAGATCCTGCGCAGTCGCAAGTATCTGGTGGATGTAAAGCGGCTGACAACCTCTGTCGAGACTCCAGTGATGGAGACGGTGACGAGAACAGAGATGGTCAACGGGAAGAAGGTCAGAGTCAAGGAAGAGCGCCCGACAGGGGCGATGAAGATCGAGCATCCGTCGAAGGCAGAGAAGGCAGTCCTCATGGCGGGGCGAGCCAAGCAAGTGCCTACAGAGAAGTTCCTCAACCTCATGCAAGAGGAGCTACCGCCAGATGCGTCGTTCGACTTCACACCCGCGGGCACCGCGGAGTTGATGATGTTCTCGAAGGAGACAACGACGGAGGTCGCGCAGGAGAAGCGCGTTGCTCAGCGCGACGAGTTGAAGGAACGGCGCGCGGCTGAGCGTGAGGAGCGGAAGGCGGCCAAGGCGAAGTTCCAGGCCGAGCGGAAGGCGGCCAGTGTGGAGATCAAGGCGCAGCGGGCACGGGAGTCAAGAGAGCGCGCTCTCGCGAAGAAGAAGCCCCCGCCTCCTACGCCGTCCCCCAAGCCCAAGGATGAGATCTCAGAAGATCCTTCGATAGGCAAGAGCTGGCCTCGATTCGTTGTGCTCACAGGGAGGAAGTAATGGCCGAGCGACCTGGATATCTGGTCAACCCGATCAATCTGTTCCGAGGCTCGATCCCGTTCGAGGGCGAGTTCGATGTCGATTGGTTCTGTAAGATCCCGAGCGAATCGGCCGCCCGCCTTCGTCTGGATTTCTTGCGCACACCAAAGAACATCTTCGAACTTCGAAATCGGGGATACGGAGGGCCCGCCCTCAATCGGATGTGGCGGGAGGTTTTCCGTGCCTGCGCCGGGTTCGGGGTTCCGGTGCACACAGAGCTTCGGCACCTGGCCTCGGAGCTAGGGGTGATCCTCCCCCCTGAGTAAGAGATGAACAACTGCCCACACTGCGCTAGGCCAATGTTTCGCCCATCGAAGGATGGACAGAAGCTGAAGCTGTCGACTTCGATGCTGGTCTTGCATAAGTCGGGGGGCGTCGAGGTGAACTGCCCTAGTTGCAAGCAGGGGGTGTTGGTACCGCTGCAAGCTGTGGAGGGGGAGCCTGTGCTCAAAAAGGCGTCTACCACCCGCTTCGTCATCCACAAGGGAAAGCCGGTCGGGACTTGACACCCCCCGCCATCCTGGCGCATACCTACCTGGCGATGCGCACCTAGCCTCCAAAGAGGCACTGAGGGGTGGCCACCGGGAGACCGGGGCCACCTTTTTGTTTTGGTCGGACACGATGAGTTTTCCCTTCCACTTCGATTTCGCAGCTCAGCTGTTCGAGAAATCCGGCGCCGCCCCCGGGCGAGAGCGGCGTATTGGTGGTTTCTGCTCAACTGACCATCTCGATCAGGAAGATGAAAAGCTCATTCAAGAGGGACTCGATTTCGGTCCGTTCCTCCAAAAGGGCTTCTTCAACGACAACCATCTGGCCGCCACAGGGAAAGCAGTCGGCTACCCCGAGCTGGCCGAGCTACGCAATCTCGCGAAGGGGCGTAAGGGATGGTATGTCGAGGGGTGGCTCCTGAAGGACCATGGCCCGGCGGATGAGATTTGGTCGTTTGCCAAGTCTCTACAGGGCACACCTCGAAATCTCGGCTTCAGCGTCGAGGGCACCGTGTTGGAGCGAGACCCCCTGAACCCAGGGATCGTACTCAAGGCTGTGGTCAAGGAAGTCGCGATCACGCGCTGCCCTGTGAACACAGAGACCAGTCTCTCCGTGCTGGCGAAGAGTCTCACTGCGGGACACGCCGTCTCGAACCCCGGCGCAACACCGGGAGATGCCTTCGCGCTTCGTATGGAGTCGCTCGAAGGCGACGAGGATGACGACCGCAGCCTGGTCGCTGGCGGCGAGCGGAAGAAGAAGCGCAAGAAGAAGATGAACAAGTCGGAAGCGATTCGGCTTCTGATGGAACTCCGCCCCGAGGTGCCTCGGGACCACGCGGAGATGATTGTTGACTACGCGCTGCGGCATTACCCCGTTGCGGTAGGGAGGAACCAAAGATGAGCGAGCACAACGAACCGCAGGTGGACGTGGCTTCCCTCGACGCGTCTCTCGGCGACCTTCTCAAGGCCGCCGACGCGCAGGGGCTGCAGGAGAAGCTGTCGAAGGCGTACGGCGGGGTCAGCATGGAACACGCTGGGCACATCGAGCCTGGTCGTGGGACGGTCGGAGGCGGCATGCCCGGCTCGGGCGACGTCGGCCGGATCGACAACATGATGATCGGGAAGATGGTCGGCGCCCTCGCGGGTGCGGGCTTCTCGGACTCCGCCATTCGGGCCTTTATGAAGGCCAAGATGGACGAGGACGAGGAAGAAGAGGAAGAGCCCGACGGCGACGAGGACGGCGAGGATGATGACGACGACGGCGACGGTATGCCGCCCGCCTACGCCAAGTCGAGCAGCCACGACTTCCGCAAGTCGTTCGCACAGGACCCTGACATCGCCGAGGCGGTTGACGCCGCCCCGTTCATGGAGGCGCTCACGGCGCGCACCACTGAGGCTCTCGGCAAGATCGCGAAGTCGATGGGTCGTAGCCAGAGCAAGCAGGACAAGATGAACAAGGCGATGGCCGTCGCCATGTACAACCAGAGCCAGCTCGTGAAGAGCCAGCAGCACGTGATCGCCGAGCTGGGCAAGAGGCTCAACCTCGTCGAGAGGCAGCCGATGCCCTCCAGGGGGGTCACGGATCTTCGCGGTGCCAAGGCCCTCAACAAGAGCCTCAGCGACGCGCCTCCCAACAAGCTCAGCAAGGCGGAGACCCTCTCGGTTCTCTCCTACAGGAATCTCGTCAAGGGCGAGAAGCAGATCGCGGGCGAGCAGACGACTCACATCATCGCCAAGCTGGAGTCGGGCGGCCAGATCACGCCGCAAGCGATGAAGGACGTCGAGCAGTACCTCGCCGGCAACCCCAACGAGGCGGAGGCGGCGCGAGCCTACGCCTGAAGGCGTAGACCCGAACCGCATCACGCGAAACTCTAGGAGAACAGAAAGATGTCATTCGCAAACCCCGGCGCCTTCGTCTCTGCGCGCGACTACCGAGGATTCGGTGCGTCGTCCCCTGACGAGCTGGTCGATCTCAAGAAGGCCCTCACGGCCGGCAACGATGTCAACGATCCCGGCGTCGCGCCCGGCGTTGGCTTCCCCCTTCGCGTCGAAAGTTTGGAGGCGACCCTCAAGAACATCACGTTCGAGATGGACGAGATCAAGCTCTTCAAGGCGATCCCGAAGCTGCCTGCCAGCAACACCGTCGAGGAGTTCAATCGGCTCGTTTCGTACTCGAAGGGAGGCGCCCGCGCCTTCGATCTCGGCTGGATGACCGAGGGGGACCTCCCCGAGGAAGAAGACAGCACCTACGAGCGGGTCACGCTGCTGATTCGATTTCTTGGTGTGGTCGGCAGAGTGTCCCACGTCGCCAACACTATCCGCCCTGCTCACGGCAACGTCATCGCGACGGAGACGATGAACAAGACGATGTTCATGCTTCAGCAGCTGGAGCACGCTCTGTTCTTCGGCGACTCGTCCCTGCTCACTGAGCAGATCGACGGGCTGGAGAAGCTCATCGGCGACGGAGCCCCCGACAACATCATCGACCTCCGTGGCAAGCCCATCGGGGAAGAGGAGATGAACGACGGTCTGCTCCGCATCCGAGACAACTTCGGCATGGGTACCGACTTCTACAGCAGCACGGGCGTGCTCGGGGACTTCGGGAAGCTCGTCTACGACCGCCAGCGCATCCCCATGGGCTCGAACCAGCCTGGTGTCCTCGGAGCCGAGATCTCGGCCTTCCAGGGGCAGCACGGCAAGATCAAGCTCCACGACTCGATCTTCATCCAGCCGAACGGGCTCCCCGTTGCTGCTGGTCTCGGGTCGTCCTCGAAGCGTCCGCTTCCGCCGACGATCTCGTCCGCGCCTGCGGCCGGCGCGAACCCGGCTTCGCTATTCACCGCGAATGACGCGGGAACCTACTTCTACAAGGTCGTCGCTCGCAACCGTTTCGGTGCGGCTACTCCTGTGACAACGGCGAGCGTCGCTGTGGCCGCCGGGGAGCGGGTCAGCATGACGGTCGACGACGGGGGGCAGGCCACCGCGTACTACGAGATCTATCGCACCGCGGCTGGTGCTGCCGTCGGTACGGCAGCCCTCGCCTTCAAGGTGAAGAAGACCGCTGCCTCCCAGGTGATCACGGACGACAACGGGGACATCCCCGGCACGTCCAAGGCGTTCATCCTCATGCAGAACCAGCGCTCGTTCAGCTGGTCTCAGCTTCTCCCGATGACCCGCATCCCCCTTGCGGCCATCGACACCTCCATCCGATGGGCGCAAGTTCTTTACGGCGGAATCAAGATGTATTCGCCGGCACGGAACCTCGTGTTCAAAAACGTGGGCCGCGCGCCGGGCTCGCTCCCGAGCAGCTGAGCTGACCGCTCCTAGTGACTCAGGTTAGACTGGGGCGGGTAGGCTGAGCCTGCCCGCCCTGTCTTCGTTTCGGAGGATGAGAAAATGAGCAGCAGAACAGCGTACCCCAACGACTTCCGACGTCACTACCAGAAGCATCCTGACCTCGTGCGGCTGCTCGGGGTGGACCAGACGGCTCGGGCTCTACCCACGCGCCTACATCCAGGTCGGTACTTCGTGACGGTACTCAGCCGCGCGACCACCGAACGCGTGTGGCTTCGTTTCGGCAACTTCGACGGGACGATCGTCGCCGCGACGGCCCCTGTGGAGCCCGCAGCAGGAGTCGAGATCGGCGAGGGTATGGTATTCATCGACGACGACATAACGGTGCACCTCATCAACGTCCGCCCCGGGGTGAACGACGGGGTCAGCGCAATCATCGATAGCGGGGCCGCCACGCGGTCCCTCACGTTCACTCGCACGGCCCAATAGCCTGCGTAAGGAGATGACAAAAATGCTAGTGAAGATGCAGAACGCGAACATGCCCAACTCAGACCTTGGGGTCAGAGGGCGGGTGTACCGCTCTGACGCCGAGGGTGTGTTCAAGATGGAGGCGGATCACGCTGACCTCCTGACCGGAACTCCTGGCTGGCTGGACCCGCGCAAGCGCAAGCGCACTCCGCGCAAGGCGGCTGAGAGCCTCAAGGGCAAGGTCGCCCGCTTGAAGGCCGAGCTGGATGAGGCGGGAAGTAAGGCCACGGCTGCCACCAAGCTCGCCTATGCCGCTCAGGACGCCTACGATGAGGCCCTCGATGAGTTCGAGGCGCTTTCGGAGGAGGCGGACGACTTGGAGGCGAAGGAGGCGAAGGCCGCCGAGGAGGCCGCCGATAAGGCTGAAGAGGCGGCAGACGGCGAGGAGGACGTCCCCGCTCTCGCGGAGCCTCCTGCGCCCGCTGAGGAGCCTGCAGAGGGGGATCTGGCTCCTTATGATCAGTGGCCCTATGCAGATCTGGTCGCCGAGACCAAGGCCAGGATGGACGCTGACCCAGAGTTCGATCCTCCCAAGTCCAAGAAGGCCGCCGACATCGTGACCGCTCTCGAAGCGGATGATGAGAGGACGACCTCCGAGTAGCCCACGGCTCTGATCTGGCGCACACCCCAACCACGACGGCACCGGCGATAGGAGGTCACATGGAGGATATCGTTAGCACTATCCTGTCTAATGCCGGATTCGCCGGTGCCATTCTGCTCGTGGTGGGTTGGGCTTACTGGAAGAAAGACCGCTCCGAGAAGGTCACCCAGATCGCCCTCGTGAAGCTCGCCGAGAAGCACGGTGCTGACACCAAAGCACTACAGAAGATGCACGTCGAGCAGATCACCTCGATCGCTGACACGCGTACAGAAGACGCCCATCGCCTCCTCCGAGAGTTGCAGGCTCTGACGGTCGAGCAGAACACAGTGATGAGCCAAATCGCCGTGACCAACGCCGATGTAGCGTCTGCTTTACAAGAGGTGAGGCGGGACATCCGTGACCGAAACCACAAAGACAGCGCGGAGGATTTCTGATGTGGCCTTTCAAGAAGAATCGGGATCAGCTAGGCAAGGACGAGTTGGCGGAGGTGAAGATCGAAGAGGCAGCTGACGAGATGCTCGCCTCTCGTGAAAAGGACCTGACCGAGGAAGAGAAGGAGCTGCTAGCTCATCCTCCCATCACAGAGGAGGTCGAGGACGACGACACCACTGGTGTGGTGGATCTCGCTGTCGACAGCGTAAGGTTCGCGCGCCGTAAAGCCATGACGGGGGCCATAACGTCTCGTGACCTGCGGAGGAGCATCGCCCCTAAGACTCCTCCTCCTCGCACACGCAAGCGCTCCACGTTCGCACCGCTGTTCTACAGACAGAC